GCCATAGTTTTAACATTTATTTTATATCCTTTTAGCCAGCGTAATACATCTTCCATAGCACTGTAGTTCGTAGCGGCAATGGGCACACCACAGGCTCCAGCTTCTACTTGAGGCATCCCAAAACCTTCGCATATGGCATATTGTACATATAAATCAAAAAGATTGTAGACCTGGACTAATTCTGGTATGGTGAGACCGAATGTAACATTGGGGCACTGAGCAGAAAACTGTCCGCAGTTCTTGCATTTAGTAATAGGTCCTTCAAAAAAACCTAAATCAAATTTAGTGCAGCTCCTACATTTATAAGTCATTAAAACTTTTCCAGACAGGTTTGTAGAAATGATACCTTCTGCAATATCCCACCCTGTTTTTTCTGGATAACTTGTATGTATATAAAGATAGGTTTTGTTAGCTATTTCGTGGGGAGCATTGTCTAAAAATATTCTAAAAGATTTCATCAGCTCTATAAAAAGCTTTCTTTTTTGATTTCTCATAACACTTCCCACAATGAAGCATTCTGGATCTAATTTGAAAGATTCCTTATGAGCTTTCTTGTTTAAAACGGGCTTGTATACAGTGGGGTCAATACCGGGTGACGCACAGCCGATGATATTTAGATTTTTTGTAGCCTGTTTTTCTAAAACTTTTTGGCCAAACTCTGAGTATACAAACAAAGCATCTGTTTCTGCAAATCCATGTACCCATTCCTGTTTTTGAGGTTCAGAATCTACTGTGGGCATCCAAACCCAATGAAAATATGGACGTGTAGGGGTAGCTTTTATGAACATGTCCATCCACGGATCACGATAAGATAGAACGATATCTGGTTTAAAATCCAGACATACCCTATCAAATCGCCAAGATCCAAATTGGGCAGGCCCTCCAGGATCATAACCTTGAGCATCCTCTCCTTCTTCAGGAGAGTTGGCATAAAATATCCAATCTAAATCATTAACAGCCGAGTAATGACCGTATGATGCAAATTCTGCTAGCTCATATTTATTGGTTTTGGCCAACCGTGTTAACAATTCATTAGCATAGGTGCCAAATCCAGACAATACATAGTGAGCTTCGCTAACAACCAAAACCCTTTTCTTGGCCATATTCTTGTTCCTTAATTTTTTCTACAGCACTATAAAAGAGCTTTTTAATATAGTTATTACTTTTACCCATCTTCATGCAGATTTCATGAAACCTGTAGTCCATGAGACGTAAATCTAATACTATTTTTTCTTCATCAGTGAGTTCGGGAAGGTATTCCCAAAATTTTTCTTTTTCAATATAAGCAGGTACATTAATAGAGGAAAGATCTACGTGATCCTTTTTTCTCTTCATAACTTTAATTTCTTTTATAATCTCCCATCGAATGGGATTCCAAGCATAAGTAGATAGTACATTTCCTTTAGATGGATTGAAATTTTTAAGTGCTTTCCAGAGACCTATCCTACCAGCTTGAAGATAGTCCTCTCTTTCCGTTTGATTTTTCGGGTGGAACGAGTTGACTATAGATGCAACAAGCCCCATGTTTTTTTCAATTAAGTCTTCCATTATATTATACTTCCTAAACTATGTTTTTGATCTTATGAACTGATTTTATTAAAAAACTATTCCTTTTTTTATCCCTTGACCCCCTTAACAATAATACTGCCCCTTCTTTAAAGTGTTGTTTAAATTTAACCCACTCCTCAGAGAAGATAACAGTGTTATCCAAGCTGCAACTGCTATCGCTTATAGTAATAAAAGCCATTTTTTGACCTTTAGCCTTCCCGTTTTTAATTTTCCATTCACGTATACCCTCTATTTGAACGGCTATAGATATTCCGTGACGAGAGTCAAATCCATTTACAAATTCCTTACATGTACAGTTAGCATTGCTGATATCATATTCATCAATTTTAGTACAAGTTAAAGCAATTCCTAAGTATTTTTCTTCCTGTTGAGCTAGCCATGATGGTGAGTCGTCAAAATTATATCCTGGATTTTTTAAAGACTCAATTAAACTATTCAAGTCATAAAGACGATCTTTTCTATAGATAGGACGGTCTTTATCTTTCCAGTTGTTATCAAGTATCATTTGATTGATACATTGGCCCAACGAAAAATCCTTATGCCTTATTTTACAATTTTGAATCCACGGAACTTCTCTTTTACTTAATTCTTTAAAATGTTGTAGTTCGTGACTCATTGCCGATCTTTTTAACTTAAAGCAATCCATAGCTCCACACAAAATCAGCCCTTCAAATGCGTTTACCTTAATACAGTTGCCAAATCCAATTAAAAAGTCACTCCAATCACAGTTGGCTACCTCGATGTTATTGTCTATTGCACATTCCAACATTCTATCATAAACAGAACCCCCAACGCCCTTAACATCAGTCATTCCGAAGGTAGGAAATTCTCCTAATAACTTAAAATTTTTGTTCATGTTTTTAATATTAGGAGGTCGAACATCAATATCCATAACACGGGCATTATTTACCAGTTCTTGAATCTCTTCATATGTATCGGGCTTCCCAATGGCATTCTTTAAATATGAGGTAAAAAACTCATGAGGAAAATGGGCTTTGGTATAAGCTGTAAGATAGGAATTATAGGCATAGCTAACAGAATGTGACTTATTAAACGAATATCTCTGGCTTTTTTCGATCCAACTAAAAATTTCTTCTGCTTGCTCCCTATTGACCACTTTATTACCTTCCGCCTTATTGATAAAATTATCTTTTAGCTCTTTCATTAGGCCCACATTCTTTTTACCAATAGCTTTACGGAGAATGTCAGCTTCTTGAAGGTCAAATCCAGCAATCCCACGAGCAATGAGGAGGGCCTGTTCTTGGTACACTAGAATACCATAAGTAGAAGATAACATAGACTGAAGAGCTGGATGAAAATACTCTATAGGATCACGTCCATGTTTTCTATCAATATAATGCTGGGTTAAGCTTTTTCCATCAACGATAGCTTCCAAGCATCCTGGTCTCATAATAGCAATGAGATCAGAAAGTTCTGCCATATTTGAAGGTGCAGTCTGTTTGGACAAACTACGACCCAACTGGGACTCAAGCTGGAATACCCCTTTAGTATTCCCATCACAAATCAAATCCCAGGTAGTCTTACAGTTTAGAGGTAGCTTTGTAATGTCTGGATTGTAAATAATTTTATCATTTTCCGTCTCAAACATACAGCCACATTCAAACGTTTTCATTCGCAAAAGCTCCCTTGAATTTTCCTATAGAAGCCTGACGGCGATGGAACTTTAAAAACTGAACTAACAGTTTTGCTTCATCTATAACGTCTGAAAAAGCCTCGTGTGCTTGTTCCGCTTCCATCCCAAAAAATTCCCTAAAAGTATCCAGTCGAAAATTTCTAGGTTCCTCTAGATTTTCAAACCAATACCACATCAGGTCCATAATATCCAATTTTGTAACAGTAGATAGTGGCATTTTGGTCTTATGTTTTAGTGCTATCCGCTCACAAATTTTTAAATCATAGCCAATGATGTTATAACCCGCCGGAATGGGTTCCGTATACCATTGACCGGGAGCTTTATCTATGTTGTACCGTTGACAGTATTTGCAGAAATTTTTCCAAACAATTTTTTCGCTTTGACCACTTTTCCATAGATCTATAATATCATCTGAGCTAACACCCCGTTGTTGAGCATGCCACTCAATAGTTTTTTTGCGGTCGTCGGTAAAGTATTCTTCCTTATCAATACCATCTGGCCGAATGGTAGCTTTAAATCCTTTTTCTCTTTTAATTTCTAGACTTTTAGGATCAATAGGAACAGCAGCCAACTCAACAGGGTTGCAGTTATTGGCGTTTTTTCCATCAGTCTCCCAATCAAATACTATAATCCAACGATCATTCATAATATCCTCCAATTAAAGTTCCTGTAAAAAAAGTATCAGGATGAACCGTTAAATCCCGACTTAACGGGATGAGTATCTAAATCCCGACTACTTTTATCCTGAGTCCGATCTAGGAGCCTTTCTAGGGTCGGTTGGCTCCGTCATAAATTCCAAGGTTTCATCATCCATGCTTACAATCTCTAGAACCTTTATAGGTTTTTTGCATTGAGAACAACAGGTTTCAAATTCATCTACGACCGTTTCACACTGAGGACAATACATCCAATAGGTCATTTTTAACTCTCCATTGTATTAATTTCTAACTGTTTCGCTAAGCTTTTATATAATAAATGACAGGTAATTTTAGCAATTGCAGCGTATTGGTCATGCGTAGAATTGTCGCCACCGGATATTTGGTCTGCAATTGCATCTATAAGCGAGTACAGTACAATACACATTTCCGTGTTGTCATCTTCCATATTAGAAATAAATTCTGTGACTCCAAAAGATGTGTTTTTATGGAATACTTCGTCTATGATACTTTCTATGGTGTGAAGCTGAACGTAGGGAAGTCCCGACTCTGTTTCTGTCATTGTTTTCCTCTAAGTATATTAGGAACTTCCATAATTTTATCGAGCATTTTGATTCCTAGCACATCCAGTTTTAAGAGCCCTACATCTTCACAACTGGGTCCTTCCAAGCCAGCGATAGAGTCTTTATCTTCTCTATCTGCCGAGTGGATGAGAGGACATGTTTGAGAAATGGGATTAGGAGAAACCACCACTCCCGCCGCGTGCTTCGATTGAATAATTTTTGTTCCTTCTAGTCTTATAGACTGTTCAAAAATCTTTGCAAATGGCCCCTCTAGCGTACCATCTTCTCCAATTATACACCAGTCTTTGAGATGTTCTTTTTTATTTTTTAGAGCCCAAAGGATAATAGAGGAAATTCCCAGCTCTTCTTTCATATCTTGGAGATCGTCAGCAATTTTAGACTCATCCATAATATGTCTAGTGATATTGTTTTGTTCCTCAAAAGAAATGTTGCCACGAGCTTGCATAACACGTTTCAGTGATGCTCTTCCTTTAAGGGTTTGGAACGTGACAATTTGAGCTACATTATCTTTTCCATACTGACTTTTAATATGGTCAATTACAGCAGCTCTGGCATCCTTTGGTACATCAATATCAATGTCAGGCATAGATATTCGACCATCTGCATTTCGACCTGCATTATAAAACCTTTCAAAAACGAGATCATATTCCACCGGGTCAATTTGAGTAATTCCAATTAGATAAGAAACTATACAGCCTGCTGCACTTCCACGACCGGGTCCTGTGAGATATCCTTTGGACCTACAGAACTCAAGAATATCACGGACGATTAGGAAATAGCTGGATAGACCGGCCTCTTCAAACACTTGTAGCTCATTATCAACTCTTTTTCCATATTCCTTGAAATGAATATGATCTTTTCCTACATGAGGCATCTTTTGCTTCCATCCTTCTCGACACAGGTGTCGCAAGTAGTCAGCGGGAGAAATGCGTCCAGGAGGAGTAAATTCAGGAGGATTGGGGGTGCTTAGAATATTATATTTCTCACACATATCAGCAATTTTTACTGTATTTTTTAGTTCCTCTTCAGTATGCCATTTTTGCATCTCTTCCTGACTTGGAATATGGAAGCTATTACCCTCAAAGAAGGCCCGCAGACCCACCTGTACGCCGTTCTTTATATCTCTTTGAATCTGACCTATACTCTTTTTTAAAGAGGTGCTTAGAAGCACTCTTTGGTCGTCCGCATCCCCTCTCCTGGGGTAGTGAGCGTCGGGTGTAGCAACAGGTGGAATCCCTGTTTTTTTAGCAATTTCACGCAAAGAATTCGCTACTTTATAGCCAATATCTCCTTCTTCAGCATCAAGTACCTGGATCTCTACAAAAAAGTTATCTTTTCCAAACATATTTTGTAGATATTTAACAGCTGTAGTCCCTTTTTTTTCCCAATCTTCACAGAGATTATCATCTTCTGTAATTTCATTAGCTACATAGGAACCTAAGTGACCGCTAAAAGAAATAAGGTTGCCTTTTTTGGCAACTTTGGAGATTTGATCGAAACTGACCCGAGGTTTGTAGTAAAATTGTTCTTTTTTATTAGATAAAGAGACTAAAGACAGCAAGTCCTTCCAACCCTCTAGGTTTTTGGCAATAATAACCTGATGAAAAAGCTTTCTATTGTCTGGAGTCCTATCGAGAGGGTCTCCATAGCAGATATACATTTCACATCCTAGAATAGGTTTTTGATCGTTATCACTTAAAGTTTTATGGAAATCTACGGCTCCTGAGACAGTCCCATGGTCGCTTAAAACACAAGCTGAAGCATCTATTTCTTCTATTCTTTTAGATATTTGTGATGTTTTAGAAAGTCCATCGAGCAAACTATATTCAGAATGGACATGCAAAGGGATGTAGTTCATTACTTTAAGCATTTCCTAATAGGTTTAACGACATAGTATCCAATAAAACCACCGATTTTCTTTTTTCCGAGCTTCATTCTAATGGCATTCTCCCAGTTTGTCAATGGGCATTTAATTTCTTTACTAAAACTAACTAAGAAAATAAAGGAACAAATTGGCAATGCTATGTACCATGGAGTTAAAAAAGGAACTACGAAAAAAGAACATAAATTTCCAATAACCACCCACATATGAAATATTACCAATAGAAGCCATAGCACTCTCATTATACTTCTCCTGGTGCTTTATATTTACCTATTACGTGATCAGGATTTGCCAAATTTTGTGTAACCCATTCAATACCATACTCGTTAATCATATAATTTGTTTGCTCGCACTTGGTCATGTATTGACCATATCGAGTAGGATATCCAGTACGTCGTTCTATAAGAGGATCAATGTTTGTATTTTCAAAAGTGCTTTTGCCTTGATGACAGAGCTTAGAACATTTCCAGGATTTAATCAACTGTGGTTTTTCTGTTTCTTTGATAAATTGAAATTTCTTTTTTAGCATCTGTTCTGTTTTTTCCAAGTCTTCATCTTGAAAATGAACAGTAAAGGCTCCTCCATCATTAATAAAATATATAGTAACTAAGAAAGTTTTAACATGAGGGTACATATGTTTCATAGCATAATGGTATATGCGCAACTGTGCGTCGTGTAATAACTTGTCCTGAGTCTTTTCTTCACCTGTGGCCCAGTCTAGCCTTCGCCCAGTCTTCCAGTCAATAATTTCATAAACATTGTCGCCCAAGTCGGTTACTAAATCAACAGTGCCCTTTAAAGAAAGCTGACCTTCTAGCTTTTCATCTCCGACTTCATAGGAATACTGAGCCCATTCTTCATCTAGTGTAATGTCAAAATGAGGTTCAGCATCAACTACATCTCTATTTCTGGGATCAAACATTCCTTCGTTATATCGTAAAGCTTTCCAGGCCCACTCAGTACAGTCCTTTAAATCTTTAGTAGTCCATGTATGATGGCTACATGCTGTAGAATAATATTTATAAACTTTTTCTATAATAGTTTCTAGATATTCAGGTTCATATAAATCAGTAATAACTTTTCCTACAATATCATCTTTAATTGTTTTCTTTCCATCCTGGGCGCCCTTTTTACATACGGCACAAATTTCTAAAGCTTTGTGTACAATAGTTCCTTTGTCAGCTTTCTGATTTGATTCACCACGCCAGCCTAATGTATATTCCAGATAATATTGCATCGGGCAAAAGCGATGACAATTAAAAGACGATGAACGGAAGTAGACTATTGGAATCATGAGCTTCCATCTATAAAATCAGGAGGGTTTCCATTTGTGCAGGAGCTAGTAGAACAAGGCCGTAGAGTTGGTGAAATTAAAATGGACGCCAAGGTTTTGAAGTTCTCACAGTTCTATTTTCTTTTTTAACACCATATTTATCTTTACCTTCTAAATTATAAACTTCCTTCCACACTTGCATCCACCCGTCTTGGCTATCTCCCTCTACACGAGCAGCTTTGTCATCAATGTAGATAGCTCCTGCTGGCTTTCCCATAAAGGCATGGTGGTATTTTACACCATATTTTTCAAGCCAATCAGTCCATTCTCTATATCCTCTTTCATATTGTTTATGGATATTTCCACTTTCTCGATCTCCGTATCGAGCTGTATAAAGTACAATGATGTAGCCCATATCGTGCAGTTTGTTAACCTGTTCAATGCCAAAAGGGAGGGGGGCGGCGTTACCGTAGTCTCCAAGGGTTGATTTGTCGGCAATGACACCGTCGCAATCTACAATTAATGTCTGTTCAGATTTACTCATTCGCTATTTCCTCTTCTGTGACAAACGGAAAAATTTGACTATGAGATATTTGAGAAACTCTTGTAAGAGCGTTGTAAATTTGTTCGTTTTGTTCTGGAATAGTTAAGTTACTATTATCAATAACAGCATCACACAGATCAAAACATTTTTCAATTGCTACTTCGCTAGCGTGCTTGTCTCCTTTTTTGTAAGGGTCACGCTTGAGGCCTACCACAAAACCATTCTTTTTTTGAATTCCCTTTATCTCGTTTTCAAACCTTACATCTGATACTAAAGCAATATCAGGAGAATCAGACTCAATTTTACGTAGGCAGCTATCCAGCCATACATTGGCATAAAATTTACGGAAAATATCAGTACCTACATACTGAAGCACTTCTCTTGCAGTCATCTTGCCGGATTTATTATTTTTAGTTTCATCTCCTGGCATATCTTCCCATTTCATATCTGTTAAGCTATTTTTCTGCTTATCTGTACCAAAAACCTGTTGAGGTTTAAGACCCAAGATATCAATAGACATTTGTTTAAGGGAATCTGCCAATGCGTAGAGTTGAATATAATCTTTAAGTTCGTTTTCAAAAAGGCTTTCCACATCAACGTGAGGTTCTTTAAAAGGAACCCATTCCATATCCGCAGGTTTTTCTCCTAAAATATCTGTAACTTCTATTTCGCCGTTTTTGGTTAAGCGTGAGGTTTTACAGATGCCCGCTTGTGCCAACTTTACAGCTAATATAAAGTTACAGGCAGTGTTTTTCCCGCTTTGTTTTTTGCCTGCAAATCCTATGATCTGAGTCATTATTGTTATGCTCCTGGATTAAACAGAGTGGTCACTGTGTTGAGGCAACCGTCTGCGTGGGATATATCTTCAATAAGTTTAATGACTTCTCCAACGGCGTCGGGGTGTTCGGCAATGCCTGCCGACTTAAAAATATAATTATTTAAATTAGCAACAGCACGACTTTTTTGAGCAGCAAAGTGGGCGTTGACAGCCTCAATAGTAAACTGTTCAAACGGAATGCCAACGGGTTGCTCAACAACGGGTTCTTCTATGGATGTTTTAGCCATTGTAGACTCCTTCAACTGTAGTAATTAAGGGTTTAATATCCGAGGTAACTTTATCAATCTTCATATCCCCAACATCATTAGTATCAATATTGGGAAAATAGAGGCGATACATTTTAGAACATTGCTCTTGTATTTTTTGCATTCCTTTCCGACCGGCCTCGTCATTGTCAAGTAAGCATACAATTGACATTGCTCCTGACTCGTCGATCAATTTCTTTTGATTGTCGTTTAGTACTGCTCCGAAAATAGCTACTGAGTTATGAATGCCAGCTTCTTCTAACCTCCATACATTTCCTGGTGATTCTACAAGGATGATTACATTAGATTCTAAAATAGACTGTTTCGCATACCAATAATTATACAAACAGTTTTGTTTATTGAACCCAGCAGTGTGCTTCCATTTTGGAAAAACAGAACACGCCTTGTCTGGGTTATGGTAGTTTTTACATTCTCCACATGCTGGAAAAATGCTTCGTCCTGTAAAGCCTAAAATATACTCATAGCTTTCATCATATATTGGCACTACTGCTCGATTGTAAAGGAATTTCCCCACTTTCTTACAGGTTCCAACATCATACTTATCTAAGACTTCTATTGAATATCCTCTTTTAAGATAATACTGTGAAGGGATTTCAACATTAGTCCTATAAAAGTCTCTGCTAATGCGTTTGCTAACGCTTACATTAGGCTTATCGAACTTATTAATCATACCACAAAACTTTAGTTTTTCGACCCCAGAAATATTATTTTTTTCCAAAGAGTCAAAGTTTTGTTTGGTAAAATTTAATAAAAACTCTACAGACTCATTAAAGGATGCCTCCCGATCTCCTATTTTTTTCCATTTATATTTAAAGCGGGATAAAGCACCTCTAATTAGACTGATGAAAGAAGTGCCAAAATGATCTTCACATTGGTGAGTTCTACATTTATAATGTACGCAAAAGTCTCCGTTTGGATATACGTTTAAGGCTGTATCATTGTCTCCTCCATGAATGAAACATTCTGATTTAACTACTATATTATTTTTGTAAGAATACTCAACTCCGAAGTAGTCATAGATTTGATCTATATATTCTACTGCTATTCTACTGAGATGATTCAGCTTGCTTTGCTCGTTATATTTATACGAAGGGGATGTCTTCATTATACATTACGCTTTCTTCTTGTTCTTCGTCCTCGATAACACTGCCGCCACTCTCTAGTTCTTTAGCAGTCTTGCCTTCTATTAATTTACCATACTTCCCTATCATATTTACATTGATATAATCGGTCGGCTCTAAACCCTCCCCATGTCTAGCGATCACTGGTACAAGTTTTCTGTTGCCGTTCTCTGGGCCATCCTTGGCAATTTCTTCATCCGACTTTCTTTTGTAGATAGTAAAGTTACTACACAACCATATAATTCTATCGGAGCCGCTTGCAGTATCAGTTGACTCTTTAGTTATTCCATCTCTATTTAACTGTACAAACGCCAGTATAGGAACCTCGTACTTAATAGCAAAGTTATGTAAGGAACTCATGAGAAATCCCAATACTTGATATTCTTTCATATCTCCTTTAATTTCTGCCGAGTCCATGATTTTTAAATAGTCATAAATAATAACACAGTTGTTGGCTTTACCTTGATCATTAATACCCACTTCTCTTGCTAACCATCTTCTAATAATAGAGAGTTGTTCGGGAAGAGGCATCCCTCCAATGGATTTGTGGTAATATGGAAGATCCTTTACCTTTTTGGCCATCTCCGTTAATTTAGTATGTTTATAATTACTTTCAACAAACTGCCCCGTTTCAATTTCGTTGATGCCAATATCTGTTAACATTGCCATACCACGGTCTTGATGATCTTGCTTTGTCATCTCGGTGTCGAGATTTAAAACCGGAACTCCTTGTTTAGCAATATGAATGCCAGCATTTTCAGCAAATAAAGTTTTTCCCGTTTTGGGTCGTGCCCCAATAACATTAACAGTACCTTTTCTAAGGCCTCCTCCAATAGCAAAATCATAACGCTTGAAGCCAGTAGGAACTCCTACAATTTCTATAGGATTTTTAGTTAATTCTTCAAGCCTATCGCTAACATCTGCAAATACCTTCTGAGGAGTGTCGTCTGTTTCACTTAATCTTTCAATAAATTCAAAGATAGACTCTTCGGCAATTCCTAATACTTCTCCTATCGGCTCGTCGCCTTTGACTTCTAAATACTTTTCTTTAGTAATTTCTAATTGGTCATACATTTCCCTGGCGATTTGTAGCTTCTTTAATTTTACAGCAAACTTTCTTACATTAGAAAGTTGTACTGGAAATTTCATAATAGCAGAAAGGTGTTGCACCTCTTCCTTGGCTACTAAAAAATCCCCTACTCCTATTTCTTTCGCAGCCGATAAGATGATCGGTAGGTCGATGGAAGTGCTCTCATCTACTTCTAGAATATGTTTTAAGCATCCATATATAATCTGATTGGATTCTATGGTAAAGGATTGTTCTGTTATTAATGTAGCTACTTCATAGTATGCTTCTGAGCCATATCGGCAGATCCCAGAAAGGATGGCTCTTTCAGCAGGGGCATCTGATAGAATCATTACTATTCCTTTTCTTCGTCCCGAAGCTGTTTTGCTAAATTTTCAATAGGCTTTTTGTAAAATTCTTCAAAATACCAGCCGTTGTATCCCGGTTGTTTTGGCATTCTCTTTACATACAGTTCATAAACCTTCAAACATTCTGCACATTCTGCCACCGTGAACCCTCCCTGAGCAGGAGGAGGGCTATGTTTAATATAATGGGCTGTTTGGGCAGCCAAGTTCATATTAGTTCTAATACCAACAGATATCCCCTCCATGAGACTATAAATAGCAGAAATTTCTGCCTTGGTGTGAACAGCTTTTTCTTCTCCATCTTTCATTCCCAAATAATATCCTACCACGGCCATCGCCAACAGCATACTACAGAAAGTTACGTAACTAAATATTTGTTTCTTCATTGCATTTCCTTTAAAAAAATTTTTTCGGCAACTCAGTCTAACGACCACTTTTAACCTGCTTTACAGGCACAGTCGTTACATTTAAACCTATCCCTTTCGGGAGGGATTACAAGTGGAGATACGTTTTGTGTTTTTCCACACACTCTACATATGGCTTCTACTTTAGAATTTCTAGTACGGCTAGGCATCCGCTCCTTTGTTCTATAAACCCCCATCTCTTTATCAAACTTTTGAGCCTCTTTAAGTTCCGTCTTTTCAGCTGAGCTTAACTTGACACCATCAAGAAAATCATCTTCTTTTGCGGGAGGAGCTTCTTGTACTTTTTTCTTTCTGCGTCCACGTCCCCTTCTTCTTTTTTTAGGATGAGTTTTAATAGCTTTTTTTAAGAGCCCTTCAAATGCTTCTACTTCATCATCAGATAATGAATCTAGAAGATCTACTAATTCTTTTCTTTTACTCATTATTAAACACCTTTGTTTTTTGAATGTTTAAATAAAGATCACTCATATTTTTTATAGAAGAAGATAAATAGTTTATTCTATCTGCTCTCTGTTGAGCATACCTTTTGATGTCGTCAATCTTTGAAGTATATCCATCCTCTTTAACAGCTTGATTAAACTGGCTTTCCCAGGAGCCTTTATATGCTTGTTCGCGTCCTGCTACCGTGCTCTTAAGCGTTTGATTAGCCCAGTTAACTCGTGCTACCTCTCTATTATACGACCTTTGCACATGAAATGCAAGAGAGGTTAATAAAATACAAGCTTCCGCACATTCGTTAGGACTTAGCTTTTCAATTTGAGTACGTGACAATTGTAAATATTTCTTTGCACTATCATCATGAAAACTAGGACTAAACTTAGGAAGCCCAATGCTCTCTTCATACTCATCTAATACAGCATCAACTTTTTCTAGTCGCTCTGATGCGTAATCCGATTTTTCCATTGTTCCTCACCTTCATCGAAGGGTAATTCCACGTAGGTCATATTATTAATTTCGCACCACTCTTTTAAATCATTATCTCTTTTCTTCTGATTAATAAAATCTTGTCTGGAGCTATGATAAAAAGTATTAAACTTATAATGTTGCTCTCCATGAACTTCTATAACAGTTTTAATTGTATTAATATAAAAGTCTAGTGAAGCACGCTGGCTTCTTTTTAATTGAATAGGAATTTCTTCGATAATTTGTAGCGCTGGATACAATTCTTTTAAGAGAGCGCGTGCTTTAAGATGAAGTTGTGATCTTTTCCTGCTATCCCTACCTCGTACAACTTCGCCAGTTAATTTCCAGTGGCTGACGGTGCCGTCCAAGTCTATTACTTTCATTACAATTCTCTGTTTTAAAAAGCGACGTTGGGATGAAGAACTAAATCCCGACTAAACGAGATGACTTGTTAAATCCCAACCGCCGCGAATATTAAAGGAGCTTTGGGATGACGGGATAAATCCCGACTGAACGGGATGACGCGTTAAATCCCAACAACTCCTAATTATTTCTTTCTATTCCTACAGTGTCAAAAACTTCTTTTTCAAATTCTTCATACTGATCAGGATTTTCCTCTAAGAATTTGGCTAGATTGTTTTTACCTTGGACCTTTTCTCCATTGGGTAATTTAATCCAGGCCCCCGCCTTAGAAGCAATTCCAAAGTCAACCATCAAGTCCGCCAGTTCCATCTCTTTCCAAATGCCTCTACCATATTTTATATGACTCTCGACTTTTTGTCCAGGCGGACCTATAGCAGAAGTTTCAATTTTCCAATGAATAGTTTGGCCGATCTGAGTATCGTTCTGCATCAGCGCCTGCGAGTGTGTTGCGTAAAGTTTAACATCTGTTTGATACTTCAATGCACTTCCAGATTTTTCTACTTTACTTTTTCCTCTTCCAAACGATGATACGTTAGCCATCAAGTGTGTAATTCCTACAACAGTAACTTTATTAATAGGAAGAACATTAGAGATTTTTCTGCACCATTTTGACAATGTCTTTTGTACACTCATTACCTGCGTATCAGTTAGATCTCCTTTTAGCTCTGCGTCACTAGACAATGCAGAGAAAGAATCAACAACGCATACCGTATTAGGCTCTGTATGAATTATACGATCAAAAATACTCAAATAACCTTCGGCAGATAAAATATTCCCCTGGGAAGATCCAATAAGTATTAAAGCTGCTTTGTCCTGGTCCAGGTCGGTGATCCCGTGTAGGTCTCTAGGTTTTAAACGACCCTCAATATTGCCATAATATATTTTTCTTTTTTGCTTTTGGGCGTTACTACAAAAGGTGAGGGCCGTGACTGTTTTACCAACCTTTTCAGGCCCGGTCATAATAAACAAAGATCCCTCGGGAACGCCTCCTCCTAATGCAATATCTAGCTTGGGTCCTACAGAAATAACATCTGCTTCGTTGTCTGTGATATAGGAGGCGTCATGAATAACTTCTCCATACTCTTTAATTAAATCCTGAGTCATTCTAAATCCCTCAGTTTACTAATAATAGATTTCTTTTCGTTGTTATCTGCAAATTTTTTCTTATCTTTAAAATCATAAGAGATATCCTTTTTCTCTTTTGGCATCTCCTCCTTCTTTTTATATTCAGTTATAATTTGTTTAAGAACCGGAGATCTTAGAGAATATGTTTTAAACGCTCGCCGATCATTAAGGCCGTTAATAACTGCTGTTGCCCCATACTTCTTCACTAACTGTACGGCAGTTATGATTTGGTTCTTAAAAAACTTTTCCCATTCGGGCAACTCCCAAAACTGAACAGGAAGTTCCTTGTGCTTTTGTTTAGCACTTTTCTCACAAATTAGTTCCGTGACATATTGATAAGCTGATACCCATCCGCTAGGCGAGTAACGAGACGGGTAGCTGCTCTTGTCTGATCGATTTTCAGCCATGTATGGTATGAATGGACCTTTGAATTTTAGAAGGGGTTTCGGGTTGGCGATTTTCTCTAGTGTCATCTATTCTCATTGAAGCCTCAGGGGTCATAATAGCAAGCCCTTTTTGACCCTTGGCAGATTTGTTAATGATTAATTGATCTCTTTTAATTTCGGCTTCAATAGATTCTAGCGCCTTCTGAACTACTTCTTGAGATCTATCGAGTTGTTTAGCCATAACTTCAACTTCAATATCATTAGCCAACATTCCTCTAATACACGCGATTTCTATTTGTGTTAGTTTACCCTTTTTCATTACACTTCCCTTTCCGCATTGTTTAAGTATGCTTCGTTTTTAGTTCTCAAAAAATTAAGATAAAAATTAAATGCCCTTGGAGTAACAGACTGCAATGTCCATTCCATTTTACCAGCATGTTGCATTCTTTTTTTTGCATTGCCTTCGCTATAGAGTCCAATAGGATTAAAAAGTCTGCCGTGCTTGCCTTTCTTAATATAATGCTTCGTAGTTTTTCCTACAACAACGCGAGCCGCGTATGTATCTGTCCTCTCTTCTATTTCTGCTAGTGGAAGCATGTCGTTAGCAATGTCGACTACAGGATATCCTGAACCATCTACATAGTCTTCCTTACCCGTCACAGTATATGCTATAACTACTCTGGGTGGACCAGACGGGTTTTCTTGGCTTTCGCCTGCTCGTATTTTATGGATTGTCATCTATTTACCTTTCTTTTTTTCTTAGTCTGAGGGGTCCACGAAGTAGACTCTTTAGGTTTCTCCATACGACTCATCCCTTCTGGGAGTTGCTTCGAGGGCTCTGTTTTTTTGGTTTTAAAATCAGCTACCATATCTTCTACTTGATATTTTCCATATTTAGCAGTTTGTTTTTCTGCATAATGTCCCAACGTTTTACATTCTGACAATGCAAAAGAAACATTTGTTTGGATATTATCATCTACATAGCTTCGACAAACCTTCTTTGCTTTATTGCATTCAGGGCACCGAACTTTATTTCCTTTCTTATCATACTCTTCTCTAGTAAACACCTCAGAAAAAAATACTTCGCACGCCTCGCATTCATATGTATATTCAGGCATTTTGATCCTCTAGATAATCTGAAAGTTTTAAACACTCTTTGCAATAGATTTTGATAGACCTAGTCTTAAGTGACTTGTACGATAACTTAAGTCTGATCTCGTTTGATTTTTTTAGTCTCCGGTTGGTTACTTCCACTTCAGGAATAATAGCAACCACCTTTTCTCCGTTCTCTATAATTATACCACAGTTGTCGCACTTATTATCTTTTATCATATGTAGATACACAGGTGACCAAAGTATAAAAAAAGTAAAAGAAACAACTGGAAGGCAGCAATAGCTCCAGCGATGATTAATCCTTTTGTTTTATTTACTTTAAAGATATTATAGAGTACTCCGATACATATTAATGTCCCTATTATTTTACAAATTATAAACAAGTCTACCTTTCCACCGTCAATTAGTATAAGGAACTGCCCTACAGGGTTTAACTCAATTTTACTAATAATAGATTGATTTTGTATTAGCCAATAGATGTCTACGACTGATACAAAAATAATAAACAAAATATAATAACATAAAAGTTTTAGATGCATTTTGAATAGCCGCATTGGGTGCAGGTAATACAGCCCTCCTGGCGGATTAAGGCGTCCGGCGCATCACATTCTGGACATTCCCCTTCTTCCTTTTTACCGTTGGGGATATATTTTTTCAATGCCCTGGACATACTTTTGGCAAAGCTCGTCATATCGCCCTTGACTTTTTCAAGCTGCTGCACTACATAGTGTATATCGGCTCCGTGACGTAGTGCGGTTGAGGTCATTCTTGTTAAAGCGTCCTCTTCTTCACTACACGTTGCATTAATTGGAGAAATCTCTGAATCATCTTCTAGCACGGCTTTATACATGCCTTTTGGCCGTTTCTTCTTGATGATTATACCAGCTTTAACTTTTTTGTCAATGAACCCATTTTTTCCAGCAAAGACCTCGTAAGGATCTTCGTTATAAACTCCTACTAAAACAAAATAGGACTCTCCTTTGACTTTGATATGGTGAACATCGCACGGTAGCTCCGAGGGTCTTTCGGGGGAGTCAGTTTTAATGATATGGTCTTGGTCGTCTTTGAGAGAGGATTCTTTGGCCAACACAGAGGTCATCGTACCTGCACGATAAGTAGTAAACCCCTTAATGCCATTTTCCCACGCCTTTTTGTACACGGTTTTAAAATCTTCATAGGGATAGTCATTAGGTAAATTAATTGTTTTGCTAATAGCAGAGTCTACCCACTTGGCAAAGATAGCCATTGTATTAACATGAGCATCAACATTTAAATCCATTGTACATGTAGCAGAAGGTGAATCAGAATTCCATTTGTTTTCTTCTTTAAGCCTTCGCACTCCATAATCCTCAATCCACTCTTCTTTTAGCAACCCTCTAGTACGATCAAACTTCCATACCTTTTCTTCAAATTCAGTAGCAAGTAGCTCTTCGTCGCCTTCTTTGACCCACTTCCACTCAGTTTCAGAATCAAAAGTTTTTTTAGCCCAATCTATATTCGCAGGGGGCGTCATCCCCTCAGGAGCATGTGGCTGTATAGATGTTCTCACATATCCGTGCATAAATAGAGGCTCAAGACCACCGCTAACCAAGTTTGCAAACACAGAACTATTACCAGTAGGTTGAATAGATGTAACATGAGAATTTCTCATACCACACTGTTCAATTATTTTTCTAGTTTCTTGATTTAGCTGCTTAATGAATTTGCTTTTAAGGTACTTTTCTTGAATATATAATGGAAAGGTCCCTTTTTCTTTTGCTAACATGGCAGAAGCGATATAAGACTCGTTAGCAATAAATTCCATGAGATCTTCGGTCATCTCTAAAGCTTTTTTGCCACCATATTTTACCCGCGCCATGAGCAATGCGGAGCCATATCCCATAACTCCCAATCCTATTCTTCTTTTTGACATTAGATTTTCTTTTTGAATGTCTAAAGGAACATAGGTCTTGTCATTAACATTATCCATAAATCGTACAGCAGTATGAATAACTTCTCTTAGTTCGTCATATTTCCACTCTTTGGTCTCAATGTCTATAAAGTGAACGAGATTAAGAGAGCCTAGCAAGCAGACACCCCCAATAGGAAGCACTTGCTCACCGCAGGGGTTGGTTGCACTAATATGCTCGCAATAATGTAGATTATTCATCTTGTTCATATTGTCAACAAAAAGAACCCCAGGCTCATTACGATTATAAGTATTGTCCATGATGAGATCCCAAAGTTCCCGTGCGCTTTGAAAGAAGCGATAGGAAATAGTAGAATCTTTTTTACCAATCAATTTTTTCCATCCCACAAGGTTTCCGTCCCAACTTTCTTTATATTCTTGTTTATATTTTTCATAGTTAGGAAAAATCAATTGCCACGTCTCATCGTTTTCAACAGCGTTCATGAATGCGTCGGTACACAGCACTGACATATTAAATTTTGAGAGGCGCCCAGCGGTTTTTTTAGCTTCAATATATTCTACTACGTCAGGATGCCAGCAAGAGACGGTGACCATCTGGGCACCTTTGCGGATGAAATTTTTTTCATCTTTTCTATTTTTCTTTCCTGATCCTGAAGTGATAATTTCTGATGATTTATCCCATAGTTCTAAGAATTTCACAGATCCAGGAGATTGATTAGCGATTCCCCCAATATGACTACCACAGGGACGCAGAGGGTCAACGCAAAAGCCGTATCCTCCTTCGCTTTTTAAAATCTTAGCCTGTCTCATCAAGGCCGTATAAATACCCTCAATAGAGTCCTGATCTCGGCCTGTAAAGCCATCTACAAAACAATTGATGTAGGTCGTACCCTCTAGGCCTGAGCCAGCATTGGAGGTAATGCGACCGCCGGGTACAAACTTAAAGTTCTCCAAGACATTATAGAACTTAGCTTCCCATTCCTCTGAGTTTTTTTCTATAGAAGCTAGATCCTTGGCTACTCTTTGCCATGTGTCTTCAATTTCGTTGTCAGTTAATAACTTGTATTTTTGATACCAAGTTTCTTCACTAAAATCGTTAGTAAAAGCCGAGTCCATTGAGCTTGCCCTTGATGAAAAGACTCACCCCCGGAGGGGTGAGCCGTGAGTTCCAAGCGACACTTGATAATCGCCCTCTTAAAATTAGCCTGTTAATTGTACCATTACCGACATCAATAATATGTGCTTCTTTTAAGATTGCTTATAGATAGCGGAGCAGGTGCCGCTTTAACGAAGACTAAGTCGTTCGTAGTGCCCCACTGTCTATATTATACACCGTCTTAGCCATCTTGGTTTTTTAAAAAAGAAAAATCAAATTTTATTTCTTCCATCTCCAGCCCATTTTGTATTAAGAAATCATAAATTAATTGGTCGTCATGGGAAAACCCGTGTACCTTTTTTCCTTCAGGAACAACAATATGGTAAATATTATTTTGCCATAAAAGTTTTACACAACTATTACATGGATAGTGGGTTACATAAGCTGTCAGCTTATCTCTATCGGGCTTATAAACCATATTAGAGATTGCGTTTTCTTCTGCATGGACCATGTAGGGATATTTAAATGGTCTTTTTTTAGGCTTGTCTTCGTCATTGCAGCCTTGGGGAAATCCATTATATCCCATTCCGAGGACATGTTGGTTTGAATTAATAATTATACATCCAACTTTGGTTTCTTCATCGTGGCTACGAATAGAAACATAATGGGCTAGTCCCATAAAATATTGAGCCCAGGACGGTCTATCCATTTTTTTTTATTGCCTTTTTTGATTTTTTTTTCATTTCCTTTTCTGCACATTTGCAATAAGAATAATTTTCTTGGGTGTGGCAACCTTTGATTAAACCTCTTCCTGAAGATGCGTATGTAACTATCTGATAACCCTTACCGTGACATATTTTGCATTTTTCCTTGGCGTACATATGGGCCATATCCAAGTCTACTGTCATTTTATAATTGAAGTCCATTCCCAGCTCCTTTAAAAGTTCCTCGCAAAACTCTGGATCCCGATTGATACGATCTTGGACAGTCTCTTTAAAATCCCGAGTTAACCCCATTGTCTTTTCCTGTAGATGGTATTATACACGAGGCAGAGTGACTGTCAACAGCAACTGGGAATATTCTTGCGAACTTCCCAGTTGGCCATTGGTACAAAATACCTCCACTTATGTGTCTCTGGAGGTATTACGTTGCAGTCTTTTATTATACTTCATCTTTGGTTTTAAGCGCTGTCAAAATTTGAAATTGACACTCTTTTACAGAGTCTTCAATCTTATCCATTTTTACTTCTATTTTTTCTTCAAGAACATCAAACTTGCTTTCGAGGTTCATCAACCGAGAGTTCAAAGAGTTGTTCACCTTTTCCTCCAGTAGAATTAGTTGTTTGCTGTGTGAGATAACTGTGTGTAAGGTCCACGCCAAGATAGGAATAAGAACCATTCCCACTACTTGAGCTACATTACGAATTAGTTCCCAAGCCTCGTTCATAATATAACAGACACTTTTTATAAAAGAAAAAAAAGAAAGCCTCCGAAGAGGCTCTCTTCTCTTTGTCATTACCAGTTATACTTACGTGAATATTCGTCTTGTTGGGGCAACGGGTTACCATATTGGTAAACCAGCTGTCCGGGACGATCTTGGGTCACGTTGACACCGGAGTCCGTTTGAGACGTTCTCATCGTAGCAGCTTGATCAGTATCTGCCAAAATACTCCAAGCACCTGAGGTTGCAGACTCTGGATAACCCAAGGACCACACTCCAAGAAACTCGTTCCATTTGTTGTTGACCACAGCACTCTTGTAGTAAGAAACACGCATAACTGCTTCTTGCAGAGGCGTAAACGCAGCGTTTGCACTATTGGAGTCACCACCTACCATTACTGTATTAGGAATATCAGCAATATCAGTGGTTGCTCTAATGATTACTTGACCGCCCGAGCCGTTGAGATTAAAAGCTGTTGTTGTCTGGACCCCTGTAGTTCCTAGCCCTGTGGCTTCTACAACCAGTACAAATTCATTACCTTCTCCCAAAGCTGTTGATGTCCACAGAGCGGTATCGGCAATGGTGCCACAATACCTGATGTCTCCATGGTTGTTATCAACGCCCGCTACCCATCCGTTTGGTCCAGAGGGAGTTTCTGTACTACTGTCATCAATATTCCAATATGCCATAACACAAACCTCCAATTTATGGAAGTATTACAATCCCGTTAGTCCGTACTTTGCAGGTCCTATCCTAACTTATAGTTACACCATTGAGGAATTTATCGGAAAAAAACCGAGCCCCAAAGATGTCTGTTTCCATAATGGCCTTATAGTGCTTGGGCAGCCATGTGTATCCGCTTGTAATTGTAGAGATTTTAGTTTCCTGCTCGATGAAATGACATAGAAGAATATTGTCATAAATATCATCATGATGATAGGATATAGAGGGAATTAAGAAATCTACTTCTAATTTGTCTACCAGTTTGCTTAGTTTAACTGTTGTATTCATTCCAATAGTATTATAATCTACGACGAGTCTTAGACTAGCTCCGTATTCCTCACAGATTTTTTTATGAGTTTTTACTTCGTCAAAAAACTGTTTATATTTTTTTTCTCTTAAAAAAAAGGGATTAAATACTAGGTCTATGGCGTTAGCTCCGCTTCTGATAGCTCCCAGAGCCTCGTGCTGTTTAATTTTATGATCAGTGGTCCCGAAAGGGTATCCCACGGGAGACGCTATAGTTATTCCAGGGGGAAGGTAAGAGAAAATTTCTTTTAAAAAATATAGAGGGGTAGCAATACCATCTACAGAACCATTGTCTACAATTCTGAATATTTTGGGTAGCTCTGTTTTCAAATTAATTAGAGCTTGGTTATAATTACAA